GAAAATGAAGTTGCCACACTGGCCCTCAACAGTCGGTTGGTGGGCATTGACATACATGCCAATCCAAGTTTGCTTGGTAGTGTACTCCTCACAAGAAACAACATCACCAAGGAAATGAGATGATGAAGGGGGAAGAATAGCAGCGACAGGCTTGCCATCAACAAGAGGGATGTCTTCAAGCTTGCGCTTAACCATCACGCAGTCAGTGAAGGTCGACATGTCGCTGTCTTTCTCACGAATGAGACGCTCAGAGATATCGCGGAAAGGGTTCCACGTCTTTGGTGTCACAACCCAAGCAAGGTCATAGACAGTATGGCAAAGGACTTGGACCGCAGTGGGGCAGTCAGTGAAATCCTTCCAACTCTTACGCCGGATAAGCGGGAGCTTCTGGGCAATTGTTCCTCCAACGACAATATAATCGGCGTCGGGGAAAAAGACATGAGCAACAGTCTTAGCAAAATTGCCAAGAATATAGCCTAAAGAACAGGCCATAGTCTTGCGGGTTTCAGTGCACCCAGTCAAGATAGGGACAATGTTGCGACCAAGCTCATCGATCTCCCAAGCAAAAGGCTCAGGGGCAACCTGGGGCTTATCACCAGCACCTTGTTCTTTAGCCCTCTTAGGAGAGGGGTTGACATGGGGGATAACTGGACCAGAAGCACTCTTGGCAAAAGAGCCACCACGAGCTTGATAAGCCTGGTCTTTCTCACCAAGGTTCTTGGTGTAGAAGGGGATGGTCATAGGATAATACGACATAATGGCTCGAGACACAATGTTGCCAAGGATAGTGGCAGCAATAGTGAAAACAAAGCCATAAGCAAACCCCATGATAGCCTCATACAACGGGGAGGTCTCAACAGGGGAATACATATCAGCGATAACCATGTGGTAAGAAGCCATGGTAGGACTTAGATCAGTGTTGGCAACAGCCCAATGAGCAAGGGTCTTATAATTACCAGAAACTGCGTCCTCATCAAAGGCCTCACACCAAGACAGGCCATGGCGATAGCAAAACATGCCATGACGGGCGCAACAGCCTTTAAAGTGAAAGGTCTCACCGCGGAAGGCTTGAACAACTTTGGGAGTCCAAGCAGCGGGCTTCACCTCAATATCAACAAGGGTTGGCTTAGCCTCAGCAGGCTTAAACATCTTATGAAAATAGTTAGGGCCAACGTAAGTTCCATTAGCCTTCATCGCTCCATTAGCAAAGACGTAAGACACGCTTGAGATTCGCATACACCTTTTAACTCTCTTGAGCATAGAGTTATTCTCTTCAGTGGTGAAGCCAGGCTTAGAAAGCCACAGATCGAGGTTCCGCTCGGAGTCGTCGAGTTGGAGTGTTTGATCAACAATATCCATCTCAACAGAAGGGCTCATGTCGTCATCTTGCTGCTGGAGCTCGGAGACGTCAACAAAAGCATCTTGCTCAACAAAGGGGACACTATGAACGTGCCTCTCTTGCTTAGCAAAATTGACTGGAGCAACAGTCGTCTGAATGCTTGTTGGAGGGGTTGATATGGTCGCAGTCTTGTCAGGAACAAAGCCAGAAAAAACAGACGCATAAAGCTCAGAAAGAGCATTAGCGTTCTCAGTTCGGCTCGTTGAGACAGCAGCCAGCATTGTAACATACTGGGTGTAGTTACGGACTTGGTCAAGGTGATCGACACAAATCCAAACCTTATTGAGGATGTATTGGACGTGTTCCCAAGTCTGCCCTTTAAGAGCAGCGAGGAGGGCAGGGACATCAAGCCAACCACGAGAATTAACATATGGTTGGTCTGGGGACAAGGTAAGACAATTGATGCCACCATTGACGCGACGAGCGCCAGCAGCAGCAGTGCCAATTGGTAAGTCTTCAAACTTGTTCTCTCCGCAGAGATTAAGAGTGGTCCGGTCGAACATAGTGCCCTTCTTGTCTGCGATAGGAGAATCGCGGAGGTTTGGGGCAGACGAACCAGCAGCGGTGATATTGTTAGCAAATTCAAGCTTCGTCTCAGGATCAGAGACAAGCATGAAGTCGTCATAAATAGTCACCTTGGCGTTAGCAGGGAGGTCAGGCTGAAAGTTATTGGCACGAATGTAGGGGACAATAAGTGATTCAACAGATCCTTCATAACCCATGGCGCGGCAATAGCCTCGCGCAACAAGGTCAAGGAAGATAGTCTTCCCAACTCCTGCCTCACCAAAGACAAATGCAACAGTAGTTTGCACGCGAGGATCAGCGATCTGGGCACCAGATGCATTGTTGGCGAGGTAAGCCCGCGCTTTAGTAACAAGCTTGTCAAAACTTGCAGTCGTGTCCTTTGGGACAGCTCGAGCTTCAGCGAGGGCAGAGGCCTTAGTTGCTTTATCAAGCAAAATGCCAAGATCGATGACAATCTGGGCATTAATGCGAGTGGCGATCTTGCTTTCGATAGCAAAGGCAAGATCTGCCATGTCCTTCATGACCTCTCTTTGGGATTGGTCAAAGAAGGGCTTACCAGTGATGAGTTTACAAACAACATCAACACAGGACTTGATAAAGTTGACAAAGTAAGTGCCAAAATGCTCAAAGTTTCGAGCAAGGGCGAACGCAGCGTTAACGCCAATAATGCCCTTAATAAGATCCTTAGGGAATGAATCTGGGACAGAACCAACAATGTAGTAATACACTGCTGAAACCATGGCAGAGGCACCTGAATACCAGGTCTCCTCATCAATTCCATCACCTGGGGCCTGATCGACAGGAGACATAATTCTCTTAATCATTTGGGTCAAGAAGTATGCCAACATATCGATAACGACAGTAGGGATGAAACCATGGCGTAGGTAAATGGCGGGCTGCAT